CGGTCTCTGTAACATATACCCACGCCGCAATACTAAACGGTTTAGTACCTGAGTCATCAAAGCTAAAATTTGCACTATCGTCAACTGTTATATATTTTGAACCACCAAAATTTAATGCGCCATTTATTTTGCCGGTTTCATCTATCGTATCTGTATTTACCGAGCATACTCCGGCATGTGGGGCTACTGTTCCGCCAACCGTTGTATTGGTCAATGATCCAGTAGCAATGTTTATCGTAAAATCAGGGTCGCCGGCAAATGAAGTACTGACAACCGAATACTGACCGTCATTTGCAGCCGAGCCGTCTATTGTAAATTCTGAGCCGTTCGGGAACGACGACGACAGGTCCCCGTCACCTGTTATAGTGACAACATCTTCACCCGCCCCTCCATCGGTAAACCCATCTACTGTATATTGCGGCAAAGAAGATATAATATTTGTATTTGAGTCGTTGTCGTTTAGCTTCCACTGCCCAACAACATTACCTGATATGTTTGTGCTTACGTCGGACAGGTGGAGTTGTAGCTTTCTGTCCATATCGAGACTGAGTCGCCATTCATTTATAACCGTCCCTGTGGTTTCATCCCACTTTGATAGGATATTTTGAAGGTCGTTCTGTTTGGTTACAAAACCCCATGCCATGATACTAAAAGGGTTAGTGCCTGAATCATCGAAACTTAAAGATGCGTCATTAGGTACGGTTATATTATACTGTCCGTCAAGATTAAAACATCCGTCAACCTTGCCCGTTTCCGCTATTAGATCTATACTCGCTGAGGCTGTGCCGTCATTGGGAACTACTGCAACCGCGTCGTCTACCGCCGTTCCGGTTGTCTCGTTTAGCTTCCAATGTGCAATCTGAGCGTCAAGTGCTGAAATATCGTCCGTCCCTACACCTGAAAGTATCTGACCTCGATCCTTATAGAATCTTATGTATTCGTCGCCGTATTCCAGAATATACGCTTGTATGGTTGAAAACTTAAAAGGTATCAATCTGGTTTTCTTGGAACTGTCTTTGACTTCTGCGACGAATTTCAGGCCCGGCCTTCTCTGCGCAGGTCCGTATCGAGTGGGGAACATATTTTCAAGCAAGCGACATGCGGAGTAGTATTTCTCCAAGTCGGATCGCTGATCGAGATCCGGACTCCATTCGCCGCCACTGAAACTTTGTTGTATTAAATCTAAAGCCATGATTAAAACTCCTTAAAAACAATTATTTAGCCGCTTTACGGGCACTTATTTTGAAAACCTTCTTTATTGACGTCCGTTTTCGGTTCACTGTTATTTTGGCCGGCTTCCGCCATTGCTGCCTGAGTTTCCCGTCGTTTGTTTCTGCGCATCTCGCCGCCCGGAATGAGTTTTGGTATAGCAAGCCGCACTGGCATAACTTTTGATTTTTTCATAATTTATTTCCTTTTTTTATTCTCTGAATAGCCATGCCGATGTGGGGTGCATCAGCCCATTATCAGAGAAACCCACTTATTTAGCCCCTTTACGGGCACTCATTTTTTGAAAGCCTTGTTTTTAAGCCAGTAACCCGAAGGATTAACTGTTGTTATATCAGTTATTGCAAATTAGCGAAAATAATTATACTCCTATTCTATTCTTTGGGCCTTTTTCTTTTTTTCGTCCGGTTTGCTTTTCGCTAAAACAAACTGAAGTTTTTCTACCAGGTCCCTATTTACTTTTTCAATGCCTCGGCTCTTATATTCGCTGTCGATAGCCTCCCTGACCTTTCGGAGTGCCACGCGGTCTATGTTCTTCGTCCCTAAAGTTGCCTCAACTGCTCTCAATCCAAGATCATAGTACGGGATAAACATATCCGCGGCTCTCGGTATCGCAACCGTAAGGGCTGCAAGTGCTTTGGAGTCACCCTTTGCGGCTCTTAACATGCTATTGTATACGTCGGTTATAGTTTCAACCGCGGCCTGCATTAAACCGCCTGATTCAAACTCAAGGAAATTAACAAAGTCGTAGGCTCCGAATTTCTTGCCGGTGATCTTTTTCCATAATAGACTTGTAAGTGTTGACCATACTATAAGATTTACAAATACAAGTGCAGCTCTTTTCCTGGCCTCAAAAGTTCCCTCTGATTTTACTGCTTTTTGTGCTTGTAATGTCGCCTTTTCCAGTGCCGCTTTCTTAAACAATGCCAGGTTTAATACCATTTTGCCAAGTTTCGTTTGCTCCGCTGGTGATCGCTGCTCTCTGGCATAAAGGAAATGCGTGTTGTCGGTATGAACCTTTGCAACAAACCTTGACATAGCATCAACGCCGTCCCTTGCCAGTATGCCGAGTGCTAACTGCTGTTCTGGCTTTTGCATATCTGAGAATCTTGCTTCTTTCATTTTCTCGGCAAGAGTGATGTTTTTACTGAAAGCCCTTTTGATCCTATTGGTCTTAGCCCAAAAGCTGGCTGTCCGGTTCAATCTGTCTGATGCCGGGTATAGTGTCCGTCGCTGTATCCATTTGTTCAAGGTAGTGAGTCCAAGTCTTTTCTGCCCGATTATCGGCAAGTCAAACGGTTCTTCGCCCGCAAAAGCCCAGTCGCTTAACATTACTCTGTCTTGATGTACGAAAGTTTCCATATATTCAACGTCGCGGGGACTTAACTTTTTATTGTCGGGGTTCAAGAAGTCTTGGCGATCCTCGGCAAAGGCGGCGTTCTGTAAAAGGTTTCTGGCTGGTTTTATCGGATCTGCAAGTATAAGCGTAGTGATGGCTTGAGAGTATATCTTCCTTAAAACTTCCTCTACAAGTCCGTCCTCGTAGTTTGTCCTTTTGAGGTTGTCGAGATAAGTACTTATGGCGGCGCTGACCTTCTGTGGTTCGTCGAATTTCTCTAAAACATCGTCGGTAGCTCTAACAAGGGATTTTATCTTAGGCTGTAAAAACGACATCATATCCATTTGCCTCATATACGAGTCAAGCCTTTGTAATATGTTCCGATCCTGCTTGGAATATTCTATATCCCTGACTTTGATATGCGCTTTACCTATGGCAATATCTGGCATACGGTGCGTACTTACTCTGCGTATTACAGATTCGGTCGGCTCGTAACCTGACTTGATTATTCCCCAAGGTTGGGTTTTGAGGTATTCTATAAGTGGGTCAAGCCCTTCGGAGTCGTAAATATCCAAAGCTTTGTCGATGGCTTTTTTATGGCGGAGGTATTGCGGCATTTGCGAAAGATTCTCTTTATGCTCGAAAAACTTGCCAAGCCTTGCCTGAAATTCGTATAATTTGAAAATCTCCTGTATTCTTTTGGCTATGGCTTTTTCTTCAGGAGTAATGTTCTCCGGACTTTTCGGTGCGTTTTTGAGTTTTGATTGGCTTGATATAAAATCGCTGACCCGTTGTAATGCCGCTTCTGATCTTGCTATTACTGTGAAATTCTCCATTTCTTCAAGTGAATTGAGCAGCTTTCGCCTTTCCCTTAACCTGACTTGGTGGGTAAATGTCAAATCCTGCCATACATGATAAATAGGCTCGCCCGTGCGCTCCGCCATTCTCTGTGTAAAGAATCTCATAGCCAACAATCTGGCTGGTGATTTTGCCCCTAAAAATTCGTCCTTCTCCAAAATCTTGTCGTGTTCAAGGGCAATTTCGGAGTCTGCGTCTATCGCCCGCGCAAATGATTCGGTAGCTCTTAGTTTTTCGGCGGTATCGTGCATCCGGTTTATTACGTTCCGGCCTTCCTGTTGAGTGATAAATGCTTTGCTGTTGATATATTTCGGCAGCTTGCCGCCTGTTTCCTTTGCTAAAATATCGTCGAAAGCCTCATCTGTCATAAGTTCGGCATTTGTCAGATTGTCTTTTAGAGATTGTATTTGGCGTTCTGTTTTCAGTTTGACTACTTTCTTTTGGCCGATTATCTTTGGCCTGGCTCGCTTAATTGCTTTCAGGATAGCTCGGAGCTGTTCTTCGGTCCGGGGCTTTGTGCCGGTCAATCTCCGGGATCCGCCTTGTTGCAGCTTTATGTCGGAGAAGTCTTTGTCGGTCAAGCCTTTCTTTTTCTGTTCAATGTTGATTCTCTGGATTAAGAGTTTGGCTTCTCTGGTTTGCGGCGGCGGTCCCTTGGGCTTGCCTTTGATCCGTTCCAGCTTGCCTTCGAGTTTTCCTGGGGCTGCTGGTGTTATTTTGATAAAGTCGCCTTTTCGCGGTTCCAACTTGGTAACTGTAAACTTGCCGTCTTTTTCCCTGACAAAAGCTGGCTTCTTGGTTCTTGCGGCTATTTTTCCGGCTTTTTCGATTGCGATTTTTTCGGGGTCACTAACTTTCTTGACCTTATCCGCTTTAATCGTTCTATCCAGTTCTCGTAAAATCTGCTGCTTCTTTCCGACATCGGTAATCTCCTGTAATGGAATTAGATCGGCTTCCAGGTCCGCAAGGTCAACGTCGTTTTCTTCGGCGTGCCTTGTGACTTCTTTATTTATTTCTGCGGCGGTAAAGCCGTTTTTAAGCATATCGTGTTTCAATGCGAATAGTTCTATGTCGAAAGCCGCGTCTGATCCCTGTGCGTCATTAAGCGCTTGCGCAAGTGCGGCTTCATGGATGGCCCCTTTGCCAGCCTTATTTGAATCTACAAATAATTCTATCTTATCCATAAACTCATCAAGGGTTGTATCTTGCGGTAAGCCGAGTTCGTCATGTTGTGAATCCCATCGCTTGCCGCCTGTTTCTACCAGGTCGAATTTCTTTAAGATATCTGGCCTGCCCTCGAATCTGGCTCTTATATCGCCGATTTCTGTACTGTCTACATTAAAAGATCCGCTTAGGTCTGGTAAATCGCCTACCGCGTCAAGTGCGGCCTGATATGGCCCGCTTTGTGTTATTTGGGTTTGTACCTTTTTGATTTCTGCATTGCGGGTTTTTGGAGTTATGTCAATGTCCGGAAATTCGTCAGCATGTTTCAATACAAGTTCGTCCTCGATTTCAGTTAACCGCTTTATCTGCCGTGGAGTTCGTTTTTGGGCCGGTGTGCTGGTGATCGCTTTGCGCTCGTCCAAAAGCTGTCTGCTGGTTATTGTCGGCGGCTTGGCCGCTTCTGCTGGCTTGGCTGTAGGAGTGGGTTGGATTCGGTCTCTTGGTTGTAGAAATTCTTCTGTTAATGGTTGGTTTATGAGTTCGTTAAATTTGTCTGGATTTTCTTTTGCAAATTTATTTCTCCATTTTGCAAAAGCTTCTTGTATCGGTTTGTCGAGTTTTGCGAAGTGCTGTTGAAGGTCCGCAACCGTAGCTTTGACTGGCGTAGCTTGTAGTCTTGGGTCTACTTTTTTGCCAGGTTCAGCGTCAAGAGGTACTAAAAAAGCAACTTTTCCGGTTTCTTCGTTCAGGTTAAAAAACATCCCTTTGAATTTCGGCGGAATGAGTTCTTTGAATTTCCCCTCTACGGCCTCTGGCTTGGCTTCTGCTGCTTTGGGGGCTATAATCGTCGACTCTACGGGAGTTACAGGCTTAGTCGGCTGCGTAGGCTCTAATTCGGCTACTGTGGCGGGTTCAGGGACTGTCGGTAGAGTCACTGTCGGAGCCTGTTTGCTAACCGAAGACGTAAAAGCCCTTCGCATGGCGTCGTTATTTATCTTGTCGATCTCTACTTGCGCCGCCTCGGTGTCACCCTTCACCATCAAGTCCAATATCTTGTCGGCTCGTTTCCCGGCAACGCCTTGCTTGACAAGATCAATTTTGACCCCTTGGCGAAACAGGTCAATCTGCTTGTTAATCTGCGCTTTCCGTTTCTGTGATACAATGCTCCGTCGCCCACTCCGTATATCAAGTACCACATTAGGGCCGGGAAGAAGAGCCATAGCTTGTGCCGCACCCTTAGTCGTTTCCCAAAGTCTCTGCGAGTTCTCCAGAATAAACTCTTTGACGCTTTCCTGCTGTGTTACATCACTTAGGCTCCCGGAAATCTTTTCAGCAGTTATCGCTATCATCTCTTGGACGACTTCCTCAAACACCTCCTGTGTCCAAGTCTTGCCGTACTTAATGGCTGCCGCTTTGACGACATCAATCATCACTGTTGCCGCAAGAGCCTCTGCGTTCTTTCTTCCACCGGGAATGAGTTTTGATACTTGTGAGTGTTCCACTATTGCATAAGGTATAGCCGCAATACCAGCCACTTGCTTGGCTATTTCAGGGTCATGTCCCTTGTCAATCATATTGGCATACATCGAGCCTGCCCCTTGCTTGTACCAATACACCATGGAGCCAACAGAGAACCCAATCTTGGTTCCTGTCATTGCACCTTTGGAAATCAAACCCGGCTCATCTGCAAGGGTGAGAACTTGCGGCCCTAACTGTCCTAACACAAGACCTGCGCCTGCACCAATCAACATGCCTTCAAATGCAGTAGGTACAGCATCCCAATACCCTCTTGCCATGGCGGGTACAATTCTCGATGAGGCGTAGAATAATTCCGACACCTTATTGCCTTCGATAGGAACGGCCTCTTCAAAAGACTGCAACCTTTTCCTGTGAGCAAGTGCATCTTCCTCAGAACCCACGCCCTCAAAGACAGCACTGTATATTGCCTGATCGTTGACAGCAGCGGCATCGCCTCTCCTCAACGATTCTATTGACTTTTCAAAGAAACCACCCTCCATCGGATTTTTGGCGAATCTCTTAGATATCCTCTCCAGTTCGTCGCCATAGATAGCCTTCATCATGGCAGGTTGCATTATCCTCATGGTATCTATGTCGGCATCGAACATATCAGCCAACAGTATGGCTGAGGACATTCTATCTCTCTCGTCCCGTGGCTTATCGAGGGAATTAAATAGGTCGCCTGCAAGTTCTGCTTGATCGGTTGGTAGCCAGTCCTCGATAGGTTCACCGAGAACCATACGTTCTATATGTCCAGCAAGAGGAGATGTTATATCTTCCGGCTCTTGGGCTATAAGCGAATCAATTCCGCTAACTGCCGAGACTTCGGCCTGCCCTTGTGCTTCGGCTATAAGATCATCTATTGCTGCCATTTATTCTCCAAATGCTTCCAATACTTCGTCAAGTGTTTTGTTTAACCGGAAAGCGGTTTTTGCTTTTTCGATGTCTGAGTCACTTAGGGTTTCAAATATTGACTTCTTTTTGAAAGCCTCAAACCGCTTGCTTTGTAAAGTGGTTTTTTGTGCGCCAAATATTTTTGGCGTAAATAGCCCTGTAAAGAAACCCAATACCACTTTGTCGGCTGGCATTCTGGTTAGCGATTGTATCTTTTTTTCCGTTTCCTCGTCGGTGCGGGGTTTTTCTAAAGCCCATTTATCAAATTCATTTTTCATTTCTCCTTTTTCCCGGATCATTCTACCCTCTTGCTGGACAGAAATGTCCTCTATACCTTTTATACGCGCGTCGAATATTTCCTCGATAGCAGTAATGCCCCTTTTGTGAAATTCTCTTTTGGTCGGACTGTTATCTGTTGATTTCTCTGCAAGTTTAGTTCTAAGGGCTTTACCCGCTGTGCCGTCAAAATGTACCCCAACCCCTGCCGCGATAGCGTCAATGGCAGTTTGTTTTTCTATGTTGCCGAGTGCAACCTGGTCTATCATATCAAATACTTTGTTCCATTCCGCCCAATTCATTGGGGTTTTTGTGCCGATAGAGTTCCGTAGTCTCTGCTGTTCTGCTTGGTCAAGTGATGATGCTTCAATGGCGCTTACCGCGTCGGGACTGTTGGAGTTTATTAGATCGTAGATTTTATCACGTTCGACTTCTTTTTGCTCTTCGACCTTTTCCTTATCACCGGCTTTTTGGGCGTTATTTCTGGCATTGGCAGTTTCGGCAAGGCCTTTGAATATCTTCGGGTCAATGCCTTCAAGGTTCTCGGCGGTATCCAGCCAATCATTAGTAGCTTGCCAGTCTACTTCGCCGTCCGTCCTTGGAGGTCCAGCCGCCATAGCTTGCCGCCATAGGTCGGCGCGTGTCCAATCGTCGGTAGCTTTTTCAAGGTCAGAGGCCCCTTGGTTTGGAGTTCTTAATTTATCGTCTACCGCCCCGGCTGTAAGGCTTGCAGCTTCTTTTGTAAAGGTTTCCTTATCGGCGATCTTAGCAAGGTTTACTATGTTGTTGAAATATGCCTGGCCGTTTTTTACGGCGATCATTTTGATTTTCTTGGTTGCGTCAATTTTCTCAAGGCTGGCGTTGTTCAAGTCAGACCACGAATTATATTTTGTCGCTCCTGATTTATTCTTGGGCGCAAAACCTTTTAGGTCTGCTTTGAGTGCTTTGAAAGCTGCATCGTGTTCATTTGAATTATCAAAGTTTGTCCGCTGAAATTCTCCTATGCGATCTTGTGCCAGGCCCCTGGCTGTGTCATATTGCGAGTTGCCTTCTCGCTCAAACCATTTGAAAACTACGCCGGCGGTTCCGGTTAGTGCTGCTCCGGCCGCTTGTAATGTCTGAGCCTCAAGCTCTTGCCCGGTTCGGGATAGACCTACCGCATCCGCTCGCGGTAAAGTTTCCGGCTTAAATTGCTCTGTTGCAAAATTGGTTCCGAGTTTATTTGGCATAGTTACGCTCCTATTGAAACGTCCTGTTTATTTTGCTGAATTTCAACTCTGCTATATTGAAAAAGGTCCGTTCCGTCCGATTCGTGATTTCTCATTATACCTTCAACCGTAAACCCTAAATACCTCAAATAACTCATTCCAGCCGGGAAGTCACGCCTGCAAGTGACTTGCACTCTGTGATATCCTCGCTGTTTAATAATTTCGTTCATTTTATCTCTGACTACTTGAGGATCGATATGGTAACTGCCAATGTCAAGCGAATACATCGCCCACGCGAGGCCGACACCCGGTATATAATAATCATGTAGGCCCGCACACCCCAACAATTCACCATCCCAAAAAAAACTAAAGCCTTCGCCGTGTGTCTCGTAACATTGCGCTAAATCGTCGGGGAATTGTTGCGGTTTACGCCGCTTTTTACACCGCTCTATCATTTCCTCGCCATCTTCAACTTTGTATTTTTCGATTGATAGCATTATCCGATTATCCTAAAAACAACTATAATTACTTACCGCTATTGTCTGCTGTGGCGACCTGTCCACCTGCCTGATTAGTTCTTTCCACCCGTAATAAGCATAAAGTAAACTTTGCATTGCGGGACTATCGCCATATTTTACCGCTGCGGGATTTTGGAGTTCCTCGGCTTTTAACCTCAAATTCAAAAGGCTTTCGTCGCTGATCTCAATAGTACCCTTTTTGCGTTCCCTCCATATTTCCGGCAATAGCAAAAGAAAAGGCCGGTGCTCATCCTGTCCGTATAATATCGCTGAATGACTTACCCCAATTTCATATCCCTTTGCCGTAACCTCCTTTGAGTTATAACCCGAACCATCTCCAAATATAAAATCGCCGGCGTGCCGATAAGAGCCGCCCCTACAATGAAACTTTGTCATTAACCATTTCAACTGCTCGGTAAGTTCAAGGACATCTTGGCTTTCGGCTTCGTCAAGTAGTTTTATACTTCGCTCATTTTTCAGGACTCCAAAGTATGATACAAAACCCGGCTGACCTGCCGATGGTAGAGCAAAGCCAACTACAAAAGACCTGTACTTTTTCAACTCCTCAACACTGATCTTGTCTTTTTGTCTATCCATTATTTTCCCTCTATCCCATAAATCGCATACCGCAACGAATCAATCGTATGATCGTCGATCTTTAGCGGCATATCTTTAGCGTCTGCATTATCGGTTCCCTCTGCCCACCGATAACCCTGCATCGCACGAATGGTATTCCGGCAAGTATCAAATATATACAGTCTCGGTTTTCCGTCTGGTTGGACTTTCAGGCAAGCTTGAACTGATTCTATACCTAAGTTTACATCTTTTCTGGCGGGGGTAGTCATAATGCCTAAAGCGTTTAACTCGGCGCGTCCCTGTGCATCGTGATCGGCCCACGTCATACGGTATCTATTGCCTTTGCTTATTTGCTTAATACGCTCAGCATGACACCCCAAAAGTTCTCTGGCTTGCTCGTACTCGGCGTAAACATACCACCGCTGGTCGCCGTCCCTGGCAAGCCATAGACAAGCGAAAGGATTATTAAAGCCAAAGTCTATCGCTCTGAATCGTGACCATTCAGGAGGTATTTCAAACGGCTTGATAACATGTGTGTCTTTTGTGAAGTCCCTAAAGACCGCTCCAAGGAACGCTGCGAAGTGTCCTTTGATTCTTGTCTCTTTTACGGAATCCGGCCATTCAGCTATCATCAAGTCAATTTCCGCATCGTCGATATAACCGCCCCGGCTTTTGCGATTGTCCTCAAGGTTTGCATAAAAGACTTCATCGCTCGGCGGTAAGTTCTTGATCCGTTCCTCAAACCAAGGTTGAAAAACAATCGGTGTCATTGTCTGCGCAGAAAACCCCGACTTGTCTAATAGCCGGGCTTGTATCTCCTGCCAGATACCTAAAGCGTCGCTTTTACACTGCTCATCGCCGTAGAAAGCGTCGATTGCTCTACCCTGAAAGCTTCTCCGTCCCTGATCGTAGCTTTTCAGTTCAATGGTATTACCGTTAATCAAGTCGATCTGTTTTGGAATGTTCTCGGCTTTGTTGTGCCATACCACGTTAGCAACCTGGCTTTCGGGTAGGTACTTTAGGATCTTTTCTTCGTACAGAATCTTGCCGACCAGTGACCAGGTATCAGTCACACACCATATCACGGCGTTCGGAGGCGTCGGTCTATACGGATGGATCCCCAAAGCAAAAGAGCATAAGTCATAGCCGGTATTACTTTCGGATTTGCCCGACCTGTTTCCGCCAAGTAACCACCTGAACTTTGCAGGGTTCTTGTGAAAAGCTTTTGGGGCGGGTAGCGGCTTATACGTCAATATAGCCTCGCCCGCTTTGCGAATCGTATCGTTAGTCAGCATTTCGTTTGAGAATCTCCCTGATGTTTTCGCATTCTTCATCGCTCATTGGTTTTGCGGTGATTATCGTTACTAATGATTTGCCCTTTTGGGCGTTATCCTCAAGGTAGAAGCCGATATGTTTGCCCATTTTCTCGATTGCCCCAAGTTTATCGTGTAGCTTAAATTGGAAGTTTCGTGTTTCGTATTCCCGGTCACCGTCCTTGTTTGATGTTATGTTAATAACCTGCTTGATCGACTCTATTGCCGCCAACTTACGGCTATCCATCTGGCCGAAGTCCTTACCAATAACATTGCCCTCATCGTCTATCCGTAGATAATCGTCAATGTTAGAAAACCCTATCTTCTTTAGCTCATCCATTAACATCTCTGCTGTAACGCCACACGCTTCAGATAGTTTGGCTTGAAGGTGGAAAATTCGGCCTACAACCTTGATATTTTTAAGTAACTTGCTGCCGTTTTGTTCTGCGGTTGACTGACTTGCTTTTGGATAAGCCTGTTTGTAAGCATCTGCAACTACAAGTTTTACGACATACTCTTGGCTGAATCGCTCATGTTTGTTATTCTTTAGTGGTTTGGAGTAGTCTATTGCGTTTTCTGTTTTCTTCTTGGCTTCGACCTTGGATTGGAGTTGTTTGATTCTTGCCTTAACCTGAGTAAACCTGAGTAAACCTGGTCCGTTTGTTTCGGCTGTTGCCTTAGAGCATTTATACACTTTGAAGTATGCTTTTGCGGCGTTAGGGTCAATGTTGTACGCTTGACAGAATCGCTCCCTGTGCGGGGTGAGTTTCTTAGCAGCTTTCTTCTTTGTTGCTTTACGTTTAGCCTTCTTGGGTGCGGCTTTCTTAGCTGTTTTCTTTTTAGTCATAGTTCAAAATCCCTTGTAACTGTCAATATCAATCTAACAATCGGGCTTGTTTTTGCCCGTTCGGTTTTCGTTTTTACGTTTACCACTATAATTCCTTATAACTCTTTTCTTACTGACGACTTACGATATAGGTGTTATGGTATACTATTAGAAGCGATAACATCCGTGCCGGTCCCCCCACCAAACATTAACCCATCCATAGCGTCCATCTGCTGTAACTTCTCTTTATTTAAGGTCTTAGCATAAATGCGGGTTGTCTCGATTGATGAGTGTCCAAGCTGCTCGGCAACGAAGTTTATATCTTTTTTATAATTATATAATCCAGTGGCAAACGTATGGCGAAGGCAATGACAGTGAAAGTCTGGATCGCCCAGGATCCTTTTGATTCTATTGGCCCGGTACCGCAGATCATTGTAGGTAAGTGATCGCCCACCTGATTTAGTAAACACCGGCTGCCGGCGTCCTTTGCCAGCCGTACACCGTTTGAGTATTGCCGCAACGTGCTCACCTATCTTAACGGTTCGCTGCTTGCATCCTTTGCCCCTCAGCACGTTAATCATCCGCTTACTACAATCGCAGTCAGCAACACGCAGAGAACAAAGCTCAGCGGCCCTCAGGCCAGTACCGACCAGCACATCATAAATATCAAGCAACCCAGGCAAACCGCCCAGGGTCAGCCTATCCTGGCTAATCTGGGCGGCTGATCGAAAATCACCTGAATTAAGCTGGGTTTTTTTGACAATCTTCTTTGATGTGCTAACCTCGCGATATTGCAATAGTTCCTGAACCGTCCTCGCTCTAAACTCTTTGCCATCGGCAGTCAACAAACCCTCGGCGTTGAGTTCCTTTGCAATCTGATGGAGAGATGTAGGGCCAGCCGCACCTTTGCGCTTGCGGCGCTTCAATACAATCAAGTCCCGTGCCTGTATTCCAGCTTTGCTTTTAGCAAATGTTTTGCGGCCTGGCCTTGCCATTATACTACCTTTCAATTGTTCGGTGTAGCGATCACTTCTTTTCTCGCTCAAAATCCCTTGTAATTGATGCTACAACAGTTACTTTCCTTTGTTTTCAACTTGTTATCCCTACTTTCCATTTTCGAGTGCCCTGTGAGTGCCAAATCGTTTCATTTTATGCCGCGATAACCTTTCCGCTGGTGTCGGTTATCCCATAACGATTCACGCCGGCTGGTAAATCCAAGCTGGACAGCTTTACAAGATCCCGACCATGCTTTTGTAATTCCTGTCGAAGATCCGTGCGCCTTGCCGTGGGGTTCATTGATCCAGTCAACTTCTGGAGTTCCGTATTTGTCGCCGGCCCACGGAGTAATCGGCGGTACATGATCTTACATTGCCGGGTCAAGCGAAGCTCATCCGATGGCAATACACTCGAATTAACCATGCTGTCGAAAAGAGGTAGTTTTTCTTTCACGCGTTCGCTCACGATATAACCCTCTCGATCAATTCACATCGTGCCTGGGGAATCGCCTCATCTTCCGACAATCCGCCGTCGATAACCAAGATCGCCATGCGTTCCTCAAATTCATACATACTATCACTCACGATATTACTTTCACGTTTTCAGTTTACGTCTATCCGGTCCGATCATTTCAATCATTGTGGTTGTACTTAGTCGGCTTTCAATTCGCATATCAAAAGTTGATGCAAGATCGGCGGTGGTTTTATTCGATGATAAATAAGTTGACAATTTTCGTTCTTGCCGCTTATCGAGGATCGAATATAAAATGCCGTAGACAAAATCAGTCTCTATTTTCGACCGTAAGCCGATGTCGTCGATAACCAGCTTGTCAACTTCTACCAGGCCTTTGATAAGATCATCCTCGGTTTTGCCGCCCTGACTATTCATCGTAGCCCGGATCTCTCGGCAAAACGCATCAAGGTTTATTTTTTTGCAGTTAAAACCCTCACAGAGGAAGTGTTTGACCAGGGCTGCCATTGCCCATGTTTTACCAACTCCAACATTACCCCATAGGAAAATATCACCGGGGGCTGCAAGTAATTTGTCGGCAATTTCTACGCCGACAAGGTCTGCATCGATATAGGCTTCGCCGACAACCTCGATGTATTTCTTGAGAATGTATTGCGGTTTTAAACCCGCCTTGCGTTGGGCTATGCCGCTGCAATAACTACATAGCTTCAACGTCCTGTACGGCTCGTCCCTTTCAGCTCTACGCCGCGATTGATCTGCGCGGGTTTCCATGGGCTTCGGTCTCACCCTGCAAGTCTCACACTTAGCGGACAAAAGGTTTCGGACGGTTTCCGCTATTGTTGGCGGAGTTTCCGGCTGCCGTACTTTCAGATTGTCGTTGCTCTGATTGAGTTGTTTTTCCGTTGTCATCTGCTTTTAACTCCACACTTCGTACACTCAGCGGATAAAAGACTTCGCAGGACTTCCGCCATTGGTCCCGGTGTGTTGGGCTGTTGTACTTGTTTGTTCGTTTGCTCTCGACTCCAACAAATCAAAATGTTTTCGTAGCTTATTTGTCGATAATATATTATGCTGCCAGAATGAATCCGCTTGACACCATCGAATAACCTTTTCGATTCTATCCTTTGTCCGATTATCTCGGGTGAACATTAACCCAACTTCTTTCGCCCACTTCTGGAGGTCGGGTTTTTTCAGGTCTGGTTTTCTTTTGAGGATCAATTCAAGAAGTAGCGACGACAAATAAATCTCATCTCCTTCAAGGGAAAAAGATTTATCTTTTTTCTTGGTTGCGGTTTTAGTTACTTTGTTATGGTCGGCTGTCGTGTCGGTACTTACCCCCCCTGATGTCGGTATCCCTGCCGACATTGTGTCGGTATCTTCTACCGACATTGTGTCGGTATTAAACTTGAGACATCTATCATTCCGACCAGTTCCATAATTGATTATATGCCCGCTTTTCCGCAACCTTGCCAACGCTCTTTCTATAGTTCTTTTGTCCGTTTGTAAGGCGGCGGCGATCTTGCCATTTGATAGGGTTAAGCCTTTGGCGCCAAAATTATATGCTAATGCAACAATGCTTAATTCATAAATACCAGTAAGCGACAAAGAAAAAAGTTGGGTAGGTATTCGGATGTGTGTTATATCGCCCACGTTGTACCTCTTTTCGTTTTAACATTAGCCATGATGTCCCGGACGGTATTACCTATAGGTTTCATGTTTGACCCGGCGTGGGGGATCCTCGCTCTTTTAACGCGCAGCTGCTTGTTAGCGGATTGGAATTGTTTTTCGGTCATCCCACCCCCTTCCGCTGCTTGGCAACTTCGTCGCGGATCATGTTCGCAAGTGCCTCGGTGGACCATAACCTCAATTTGCCGTATCGCAACGGTTCCATTACGCGGCCCAAAGCAACTTGTGTATAAAAAGTCGTTCTTGACATACCAAGCATACTTGCAGCGTCGCTGGCTTTAACGAGTAACGGGGATATAGGAGGTTTATCCAACGTGACTTACAACCCCCTCACTGTAGCTTGATTGTGCCGCCAGAAGTGCGACCGCCTCTATTACAGCCTGTAACTCAAAACGCATTATCTGCTTGCCAATCCTTAGACATGGTACATCGCCTTTGATCGCAGTGGCTTTGAGCCATTTGGGAGTAACTTGTAATTGCTCTGCACATTCGTATAAGTTTAATAATCTCTTTTTTGATTCCATGGGCCTTATTATACCGTCCCACATGTGGGACAATTCGGGGTTTTTGAAATACGGCGGAAATACGGTGTGACAGTCTGTAAACGCAGTAAATTCTTTTTATCTTTTTTACTACGTCGTTACTTGTCCCATACGGTTACAAGGATTGTCCCATGAAGTAATTAGTCTGGTTTCACTAAAGCATAGACGCCATTGCCTATGTACTCAATCATTGTGCCCCATGCAGGATGAGTTTTGTTGTGTGACCTGAACGAATCTATAAAACGATATTCATTGGCAACTGTGTTGATATGTTTTGCGACGGTTTTTTGATCTACTCCGATATTCTTACAAGAGGCTTTCCAGAGGAGTTCTATAATTATGGCTTGCTTGCTATTGAAAGTGTAGGGCATCCCATTCCACGTTACAGAAGTAAAATTAGTATTGTGTTCGCAGGTATTATCTTTCGGGGGGTCAACAGGCCCCTCATCTGCGTTTGTTTTTATGGCTAACCACTCCAGGTCATCAAGTTTTCCCTGAAACTTCACCTGTTCAATTCTTCGCTGTTCTGTTAAGGCTTCCAGTCGGATAACTTTATCTTCCAGTATTGCCAAACCCTCATTTTCCGATAGCATTAGGAGGGACTTGTCGGTTTTGCGTAGGTCAACCAGTTTTGCCTTTGCCGCTTCCACGACAGCCCCTGGGGCATCTGTTGCGCCCGGCTGTGGGTAAATTAAGAATTGATTGTACCAGGACAGGAGGCAGTTAATCTCGGATTCGGTTTCAGCCAACAACATATTTTCAACCATATTTCTGCCGCGAACAATACCCCTGCTGTGATATTCTCTGCACATGCCCTCGGCATCACAGAATATATCCCCGTTCTTGCCAGTTTCGGCCATGTAGTTGTATATGGCATCGGCGGCTTTGACGGCATCTTCAGTGCCTACTTCATAATCAGAGAAAAGAAATCCTTTGGGGAGTAGCTTGTGATTTTTCGGTGGTTTTTCTGTTTCTGTGTTCTTTGTCATTTTCGTAGCCTTTCAATACTGGGCAGTCAGCGGCACGTCGAAAGGCTACTAACTCCGCCCCGCTTAACTGTCCATTTTCAGTATATTATCAGGTTATACAAACTTGTCAACCATAACTTTCTATTTTCCGCCTGTTTGTCAGGCGTTACTTTGTTGTAATAAAAGAAAACTTGAATCCTCTTGAACCTTTCATTTTAAGATACCGAGCCTCTCGAGTATCTTGGTAACGGTACCGCTTTGCCATTTACAGCCGGTCCGGGTCGGTCTATTCTCGCGGGTAAGAACCTTGGCGATTCGATAGCAGGATAGGCGATCATCGCCTGGGCGTTTCCGGTATAGCTGTTTGATCCGATTGACGGTATCAGCTTCGCCCGGTAGATATCCGAAAGGTTTCCGGCCCTCGCAGCGGCCATCCTTAGCCCGTTTCGCGTCACGTCCCTTTTTGAGTCTGTCCAGGAGCAAGGCTTTGTCGATCTGTGATAATCCTTTGCCGGTTTTCATAAGCATACTCTCTTTTCTGAATTACACGTTTTCAAGTTTAGGCTGTTTGGAGAGGTTCGGATTTTGGGAGAGTCTCAAAAGATTCCAACAAAAAAGAGACGCGCTCAATCGGCCAACCCCTTAGAAGCTGGCTAATCTTGCGTATTTGCAGCTCTTTTTGAAAGTCGATAACTGGCGTTTCATTAGTACCTGAATTCTTCAAGATTCATCCCCTTTTTGCGTAACGAGAGTAAGGCGTTCTCTTTGCTGTGCAACAGTAAGGGGTTCTCGCTGTTCAGGCTGCACCCGCAGGCGGACCTGATACAGTAAAGAAAAAACGTATTCCGAAGAAAAAGAATCCCTTAGAAGCTGGCCAAGTTTGCGGATGTCGAGTTCTTTCTGAAAGTCCATTACCGGCATTTCGTTGGTTTTTGAGTTCTTCACGATGCCCCCCCCGTCTCATCGGTCTGGGTGATATGAAAAACGGTTGTATTGCGGCGCTTGTTGACAGTCTTGATCTTAACATCATCGGTCTTTTCGTCCTTTTCTTTCACGTCAACAGGGATAAAGGTGCGTATCTTCACGCCGTGCTGACCTTTGCGGACTTGCCGACCTTGCGCCCGCCATGCCTGATAAGTAAATACATTGTTCCGGGGTTTGATCTCACTTTCACTAAGACCCATAGCGACAAAGCCAGCTATGATGATCGGAAAGTTTTTAAGTGAGGTTCCATTTTTCGCCCTGTCCAGCGACAAGGCTTGTACTTCATTGACTTTACTTCGCTTTTCTGTTACAGTAACCATGTTAATATCTCCATCATAGATATTGACCACGGTCCGGGATATTGATAGTATCGCCGGGCCAATTTATTAGATCGTCCCGCCGTTCGGGACGCTATTCACTTCAAAAGAACATATATAATTTACCCGATAGAACGCACTTTGTCAACTGTTTTTTTGAATTTTACACAATAAATTTCTAAGTGTAGAAATGAAAGCTACTTATGAAAGATAATTTATTTTAATTTTGTGCAGATACTATTGGATTCTTACTGTACCCCATATCCAGTATGATCCTGAAATGGTCAGTAGCCCTCAAGACGTGCCGTCCTGTCTTTGTTCGATAATCCCCAACAGCCCTCAAGAACTCCCCTTGCTCCTCGGTGTAGTCGCCTGGGTCTGCTTTCGGTTTTGTTGCGTTCATGTATCAGCCCCTTACTTAACCTTGTCGGTCGGTATCGTAATCGGCCTGCATAATTTTTGCAACCTTACCAATTACTACCGTCCTTGCGCTATTGGATTCGGCAGTTTGACAGCCCTTTGCGAATCCCCTGGATAAAGCCGCTGGCTTCGCCTGTGTTGCGTTGAGGGTATAATCTATACGGGCGGCGGGGGCGTTCGTCCACTGGTGAGGACGTGAGGCGGTATTTACTATGCTCTGGAATATTCGGGCACTCATAGGGCACTCATTTTTTGAAAGCCTCGTTTTCAAGTCGCAACTAAAGGAGATTAACTGTTGTTGTGTTAATTCCCGTTCCATCGTATAGGCCCATAAATGCGGTTTTTGGTTAGTAGTTAATGTTCAACTGTCCGTGGTAATTCGTTGTTGTCCATTATCATGCACGTTTCGGGCACTCATCGGGCACTCCGGTTGTCAAGTCAGGCAGTGCATCGATGATACCCTGCAATGATTTTCTCTCGGTGTGCGTGTAATAGTTCATAGTCAGAGTGATCGTGCTATGCCGGGCAAGGGCCATAGCATCGGACGGGTGGACACCTGCCCTTGCCAGATTTGTAATGAAGCTATGCCGCAAGCTATGAAAATCTGCCGTCCCCTCATCAGTCTTGTACTCTATCCCAGCGGCGGCATGATCTCTTTCGATCATTAAGGATGGGGCACGTCGAACACGAAAAACCTGCGTATTCGGTAGTTTGTTTGCAACATAGGCTTGGATATCCGCGGCAAGAGGTTGTGGCATTGTCAGAATAGCCGTTTTTTTGTTCTTCGTATAACCCTGCGTGAGCGTGATCGTCCTGGTCTTAAAGTTAAAGCATGAAACTGTCAGGCTGCGTAATTCGTTGGCTCTCAATCCTGTTTGTAAGGCCGTGCGGTACAACAACGCCCTTACCGGTCCCGTCAGGTTGCTATGCTCCGGTTCATTGGCTGTGGCCTCTATAAGCCGGCGTTGTTCGTCGAGCGTCAATGCCCTGCGTTGTCGTCGTTTCTCTGTTTGAGTAACCCTCTTTAGATGTTCAAGGGGGTTTTTGGCGGTCCTCTTTTCCTCGATCATCCATCGGAAAAATTGTTTTACTGCCCCCAAATAAGTATTAAACGTACTTTGCCCGATACCGTTATCACCCCGCATATCTGCTAAATGCTTATATACAGCGTGTGCGTCGACGTCCTCAATATCCTCAAAGTCACATGCTTTAAATATCTTAATCAGTGTTCTTTGCACTTGTGAGGCGTATTTTTCTTTTACGTCAGCCGCCCTCAAAGAATCCGTGAAGTCTGCAATATGGGCGGTAAGCAGCTTGTGAGCGTGTTTCGATGTTTCGGGTACATGTTCCTTGCGAATAACCCCAAACGATAACAGCTTGCTCCGTAGTTGCGGATTCATACCCTCAATAAATATCTGCAATTCAGGAGTTAAGCTGCCGTTGCAAGCAAGGATCCCATCAATGGCCGCTGCGATCTTTTCCGTAGCTTTCTTGTTGGTCGATATTGCCATGCGGCGGCGTATGCCATTACTGCAAAAAGTGATATACCAATTTTTGCGGTTCCTGCCGTGGTGATCTTTGGGTTTGTATAGTTTCATAATCTCATCCTTTTCATCAAGCAAAGACAGCCCCCCAACGATTGCCGGGGGACCCCCCTTGCGTTTTCTTATTAGCTGGCCATTATTTCAATTGTGGTTGCGAGTGTAGCCATAGCGCCGAGTTCCGGGTCGCTTACTAAAACCTTTACGTCTTCCACACACTGTTTCCGCTTTTCCTGCCATAAATCCGCTAAATAACGAGCGCCTTCGTTGTGTGAACAATTATCAGCCGAACTTAAAGCAGACAGTAAGGCGAATAAAACTATTTCTCGGTCTGTCATGCTGTCCAGGAAAGTCTTTATCGGTGCAAACTCAGGAAACTCCGTTTCGTCCTGGCTTTCCCGGCCCGGCAGGATAACATCAAGGTAGTTGTCGATGTCCCGAAATACTTCCAGGAAGTTTTCTTGCTCTGGTTTGCCGAATGGTTTGAGGAATGCTCCGATCTCATCCAATTCGGCCTCGACGGTTTTTACGTCTGTTTTGTTTTCGAGATTTTTCATAATTCTACCCTTTCATAAAAAGTGTCCAGGGTTATGAACGCAACTCGATGCGCGGCCGTTCTTACGAAACAGGCCCGCCCTGGACATTAAAGTTTGAGAAACACATTGATTTGATTCGAGTTTTTTCATAATTATAATATACCACATTTTGAGGATTTGTCAAGAATAAAAAATAAATATATCTGCATTGGACAGGTGGTAAGTAGAACATCCACCCTTAAAACGCTGTTTTTGGATAGATTAGAGGTGTTGACTTTATTTTTCTAAAACACGGAATGTTACGGGCCGTCTGGTGATTTGTTATTGGTAAGTCGCTCTATTGCTAACTTGGATTCCACAATAACCATTCGAGTACCAAGACCGCCGACACTATCGGTTAAATGTTTAAGATCGGTTCTTATCTCAAGATGATTGCGAGATATGGTTTTTTCGATTCTCATAGAATCGCCCCTTATGGAACCGAATTTATCTTGCAGAAACCAACCGATTATAGCCATGCAAACAATCATCCCTGCTGTAAATACTTTCAACCATATTTTTAATCCGCCGATTGTCACAGAATTTTCTTCGCTCATTTTGTCCTCATTATTTTAAGTGTGTTTTTTTAGAATTTTCATTATCATAAACCAACTAACTACGGTGATGCCAATTCCAATTATTAAAGCAAGTACTTTTACCAGAAATGCAAAATCAACATGGGAGCTTTCGGATAATACCGAAAAAAGAATTACATACAGATATGAAACGGTATCGCTCACAGCTTATCTCTCCTCCGAAATAGTTTACTTAACGATACAATCATAACATTTTTACTGCCTTAAGTCAACAAAAATATATACTACAAACAATGAAAAAAACCGATGACCTGTGTTTTTGGCCCAAAAACCAATGGTTATTAATTTATTATCGACATTTTGTCAGTGAAGCATCATATTTATCGATGGAATCTGCTTAATTTCCTATACATGAGGCCCTCAATGATTGTCTCACTTTAAAAATTTGTCAAGAAAAAAATAATTCTTTCCTGCCGACCTACGGATTAGATCATGAGATACACCAATGCTAAAAAGACAGAAAACCCTTGTACTGCATATTGCAAGTTTGATTTCATTTTGTAGATAAGTTTTGTTGGTATCCGTTTGGTATCTGTTTTTGAGTGTAAAGTTTTTTTCACTTCTTTTTTGCTGTGAGATTTTCCTTGCAATTTCCACGACAAAACCATTATACTTCTACTGTTGGGGGTACTTAAAAAATGAGAGGATGGGATGATGAAAAAGTACACGATTTCTGTAATGATGGTTCTGATGTCAGTCAATGCAGTGTTAGCCGACATATTTGGCACAGGGGTTAATCAATTCACAATCGACTTTGTGAGTATCACAGGCGACACGAATCCTGCCAGCGGTTACGGTATTGTCCACAATGACTACCGTATAGGAATCTATGAGATCACTAATGACCAGTGGGATAAGTTCAAAGATTCCTACGGTACAGTAACAGGTTATCCGCCAGGTGCGTATGATACAAGCTCATACTATACTGGTACAGACATTCCAACCAATAATACTAGCTGGTACGAAGTTGCTCAATTTGTCAACTGGCTCAATACAAGCACCGGCCATCAGGCGGCATATAAGTTTACTGGCGCACAAGGACAGAATGATTACACTTTTGCTGTGTGGGAATCCGGCGATTCAGGTTACAACGCTGCCAATCCCTACCGCAATAGTAATGCGTTTTATTTCCTTCCAACCGAGGACGAATGGGTTAAGGCCGCCTACTGGAACGGCATGAGTCTTCAAACCTACGCTACTAAGCCGAGTGATACATTGTATCAGGGAAATGGTTCAAATGGCGGCTGGAATTATTACGACGGTGGATATGCCACTGATCCTTATGGCCCTTGGGATGTGAGCAGTGGTTCAGAGGAACTCAACGGGACGTTCGATATGATGGGTAATGTATGGGAGTTTATGGAAAGTCCATATATTATTGCAAATTATTTGCTTGGTTCCAATCGCAGCCTCCGCGGTGGTTCGTACGAATACTTCGGCGGCGGCGAGCCGTATCTCAGGTCGACCACCCGTACCTACGACGGGTCCCCGGATCTTGAGTACGACTATGTAGGCTTTCGTGTCGCTTCTATCCCTGAATCGACACCACCAATAGCCAATGCAAGCGGCCCTTACTCGGTTTTCGTCGGCGATACGCTTACGCTGGATGGTAGCGGTTCGACCGATCCTGACGATGATATTGTCTCGTACCTATGGGACATGGATTACGACGATATCTTTGAAACGGATGCGGGTGGACAGGCAATTTTTGATGTCAGTTATTCATATTTGCAATCGCTCGGACTTCTTGTTAATTACGAATATGAAATACACTTAAAGGTTACTGACAGTCAAGGTCAAAGCGATATCGCTGAGAGTACATGTATAATTATTCCAAAGCCAGCGACTAAGGTTGCTGTTGATATTAAGCCTGGCAGTTGTCCGAATCCGGTTAATACTAAAAGTTCCGGTGTGCTGCCAGTGGCTATATTAGGCTCAAATAACCTTGACGTAACTATGATCGATCCTGCCTCTATCCGATTAGCCGGCGTCGAACCGCTGCGTAGTGGCTACGAAGATGTAGCTGCACCCGCCCCGGATATTACAGATTGTAACTGTATTGAGACTGGCCCGGACGGTTTGCTTGATCTCACGTTGAAGTTTGCGACTCAAGCGATTGTAGAAGCTGTTGGCGATGTTGACGACGGCGATATAGTGACACTGGAGCTTACCGGCATTTTATATGATCCGATACCCCACGAAATACCTATCGAGGGATCTGATTGTATATTGATTAAAGGTAAATACAAAGCTCATAACAAAGCGGATATAAACAAAGATGATATAGTCAATGGCTTTGACTTTTTTATTATGGCCTCGGAATGGCTTGCGGACAATACGCTGTAAGCCCGTACAAGCTCGCGGGCCTTGTACGAAGTTGTATATTTAACTGAACCACCTAAGACATATTATCGAATATCTCAAGTAAACCTACGGTGGATATATACCTAAGGCGTACTTTCGCCAAGACGTGTATCGATTTCGTCAAGACGTTTCTTTTGTGCGGCAAGGTCGGCTTGCAACGCATCTATTTCGGTAGGTTTAACCCTTACCGGTATCACTTCTGTTTTGGTTGACGCTCCGGGATTTTCTATATTACGCATCGTACAGGAATCCAAATACCCCATCTTCAGCTTTATATTTTTCGATTGTCAGCATTATCCGAATATCCCCAATTCTGCGGTAATCGATCTTAATGTTAATGGTAGCGGTTGTTCTTGTTTTACGAATATATTCCCTGATAATTCATAACCGCCCGTAAAGGTCTGTTGTTTTTCGCCGGTGAATAACGGTACTGCTTCGCCTGCGGGATCGGTTGTTTTTCTGAATGGCACTTGGTCTATTACTTCGGCTCCATCTTCAGTACCGAAAGAACATCCTACGGTATCTTTGAAGGAGAATGTTAATTGACTGATCTTCTTTTTCTTGGCGTTTGAAGCCCCGGAGTTCGTTGGGACTATGATTTTCATAGGTTGCAGCTTTGAAGTGTACTGTAAGCCGATATGGACTTTGTTGTAATAATCTGTGAGTGTTGCTACGCCACTGGTTACTACTACGTCGGCATGTACCGAACCGTCGCCAAGTACCGATACCGTTTTTCCCTCCAAGTGTCCGAGTCCAGAAAATCTATTGTCTACCTGTTGAGCTGTACCGTCTGAGGTGTAAGCTCCGAATCCTGTACTGTCAATGTCTACTTCGTCCAGCTTGTCGCGTAGCGTGAAGTTGGAGGTTGAAGGGCTTTCTACGGTAAATACTTTATTGTTCAGTTCTACCATGCCGCCAACGTCTACTATCTTGATCTGTTGGCCGTCACTGAAAGTATTCGTAGCGGTCACTACGCAAGGATCGGCGTTTGTAATACCGGTGATCGTCACCGCATCGCCGCCGTCAAAAGATAGCCCTGAATCCACGAAGAACATATCAGCTATATCATCGCCCCAATCTCTCGGAGTGAAATACTCTATGTTTCGTTTTGTAGCGCCACCAATAGTCCGGTTTACTATACACCAGATTTCATCTTCACTAACGCCGGGGCTTACCGCAACATCTTCAAATAGTCCCTCTGTTACTACCCGGAACCATCCCCAAACTTTCTCCCCTGGCTCGAATGTCATGCCGATCAAGAATCCATTGCCAAGCACACACCATAGGACCGGCGAAGGATTCTGTTGGTACGCCATACTTACTATTCCGCTTTCAGTAATATGGTTTGCAAGTGTGGTATAATCGGGCGCATCATATCCTCCAGATTCGCCCTTATCAAATATGTATTGTGCCCCTCTGACAACCGTTCCCTCCTGTTGTACGAATAGTACGATATTAGCCAGCATGATCGCTTGTACGTCCTTGCTTCCGTATGTGGTTTGTACTCTCGGTACAGTAGGATTGTCCGGTGTAAGTGGCTCTCCAGAGTCAAAGGCTCCGAGTTTCCATTCTGCCCCGCTTGTACCCATCAAGAGTACTTCTTTTGAGATCAGCCATCGAATAGCATTTACTTCGTTGGATGATAATTTGTAAGAAACGCTATCATCGGCAAGCGTTCCGGCCCTGAAGTTGTGCCAGTCATCCGTTTTGCTGCCATTGAGTACATTGGGATTATTGTTTGTGCCGCTCAACATCAATCTTTCTTCGTGGAATGTGCCTGCGGATGGATACCCTCTTTCGTCTGACCATGACCCTTCGGACCATAACTCCGTAGCTTCGGTAGAACCTATATTCCTTGTAACCGTACCTGTAACCAAGGTCGAACTCGAAAAGCCGGTTATCTTGACAATACCGTAATGATAGAACCGCTCGCAGGATAGAGTTACGGTCGGGTCAGCACCAGGGGTTTCTGCGATTTTTCTTGCCCTTAAATACGCATCACCTACGATTTCTTCGCCGGGTGCATTAAAGTTTTGGTCACTTTCCGACTGGAATGTTTCCAATATATGCCAACCTTGGTACCGCGGCCATGAAGTGGCTGTGTCGCGAGCATTACCGGATTGATTCGTAAGAATCTCACCGTCAGAGAAACTACCTGATAATTGTTTAATTTTGTAATGCGTAGTATCTATCGCCGTGACTATTACGCAAGTGTTCCCACTTGTGCCCCCTGTGATAATATCGTCAACCGCCCATGCTCCGCCAGCCGGGGCAGCATCTAAGACTAACTCCAGAATCCCATCATAAGACCGTTCAAGTATTACCGTCCCTGCCCATGTATCCGAAGTCCTTAACCGGTAAGAACCTTTTACGTCAACCAGAATATCGGAAACACCCGCAATATTGTAAGAATCAGCCGCATCGCCTAAGACTATAAGAGTTGCAATCTCAGTGAATTGTTCTTCTATATGATTATCCGTCCGGTTATGTCTTATCAGCCAGCTTGACCCTATATGGTCCGCGGTAAAGATAGGTGAAGTTGATGCCAGTTCGATAGTGCCTACCGTGCCCGATGGCGTTATTGTGGTAGTGGTTTTGTTCTCGCTCATAAATGCAGGCCAGTCAAAAACTACGCTGTCGATTTCCCATAGTGCGTGTTCAAACCTTGTTAGTGTTCTTGGGTTGTAGCTTCCATGAAAATTATATAGTAAATCCGCTGATTGTATTCGCTGGATTCCAAAAAGATCATCTTCGAGATATGAGCTGGTTATCTCGTAGGCCTCTGTGGTGTAGAGGCTTGCTATTTCGGTAGGAGTAAGGACATCGCTGAAAAGCGATATTTCGTCAAGTTTATCCCCCCAAAACTTCTCTGCCGCTCCGGCCGCAGACTCTTGCGCCCCTATTCTTACAAGTGCCGCTCCCGCCTGCATACCGGTATAGCCTGCGTTGTTCGTCCCGGTAGAATTCACAGCTACGCCGTCAACATAAAGGATTATTCCGTCTGCTGCGGTAGCAACTCCTGGGCTTGAGTAAGTTGCGCCTAAGAAATGCCAACCGGTCGTAATAGCGTCGTCAGAAATCGCAGATACCACCTCATCGGCCATAACTTCTTTGCCATCGCCTGAGTTATATAGACCCAACACATCCCCTTCCGTCAGTACTTTGTCAAATAAAACTACATTATCAATTTTATCCGCCCAAAAATCATCAAGGGAACCGCCGGTATATTTCGCACCAATTGCCACCTTAGTTGTAGTGTCCTCCATTGCCACGTAAGAAACATTATTGGTGGCCGTAGAGGCAACGGCAACACTATCAACATACAGAGTTATCCCTGTAGCGGCAGTGGCCCCACCACTACTGTCATAAGTTACTACTACGAAATGCCAACCGGTCGCTAACGCACTGTCACTACGGCGAAATACACTAATACCGACGCTTTTGTCATGTAACCACAATTCGATTTCCCCGGAAGATCTGACATCAAAAATCCATTCTCTATTATCTGGTGTGTCCCATTTTGAGAGAATTATTTGATCGCCAACGGTCTCTGTAACATATACCCACGCCGCAATACTAAACGGTTTAGTACCTGAGTCATCAAAGCTAAAATTTGCACTATCGTCAACTGTTATATATTTTGAACCACCAAAATTTAATGCGCCATTTAT